GCAAGATTATATAAAATTTAGAACTTATAGGTATGAACCACAGACATTTAAAAATGCCGCGCAGATTGGTTTTTCCGATGTAGTCCCTGGTAAATTAGAAGGCACGTGCTATTTGTCAGTATCAGGTGGTGCTGAAGATGCCAATGCTGTTGGTTGGGGAAATAATGAAGTAAATCCTTTAAAAGCATTTGCATATGAGGCAGCTTATAATGCCATTATTGATGGTGGAAATGGTCTTGGCAAATCTTTAGAAAATGCAAAAAACACTCTTGCAGGTAAGAGTACAGAAGCAAAGAAATTTATTGCGATGCAGGCTGCTCAAGGAGCATCTCAAACAACAAATATGCTCTCTAGAACTAGTGGTGGTATTTTAAATCCAAATATGGTTTTACTATTCCAAAAACCAGAGTTAAGAAATTTTTCGTTCACATATCAATTACGTCCAAGAAACTCTGCTGAGGCAGTGATGGTTAGAAGAATTATTAGAATGTTTAAGCAATCAATGTCAGTGAGAAAAGAATCAACAAATCTTTTCTTGCTGGCACCAAACGTATACAAGATTTCTTATCATCGAGGTGGAACGTCAGATAGTGGGAATCACCCATCAATTGGGAGACCTAAAATTTGTGCTTTAAAATCTGTAAATGTTAATTATATTCCTGATGGAAGTTATATGACTTTCAACGATTCTGCAGCAACGATGACTGCATACTCTATGTCATTATCGTTTACCGAAATGGAACCACTATTTTATGACGATTACGACGGCATACCTACAGACCAAATAGGATTCTAATCATGGCAAACTACTTTAAAAGACTACCAAACATAAAGTATCAAAATCTTTTGGAATTAGATTCTCCAGGATTAAAAGTTGATGCTAAAAATATTTTTAGAAGAGCAAAACTTAGAGAGGACATTTTAAGTCAAACAACTTTCTTTGAAGATTATTTTATTGTTGGTGATGAAAGACCAGACAATGTTGCACAAAAAGTTTATGGTGATTCTGATTTAGACTGGGTAGTTTTAATTACTAATAATATTTTAAATATCCAGAACGAATGGCCAATGCCGACAAATTTATATAATGATTACCTATTAGAAAAATATGGAAGTTATGAAGAAATATATGAAATTCATCATTATGAATCTAAGAGAATAAAAAATTCTAATGGCACAATAGTTTTTCCAGAAAAACTTATTGTTCAAGAAAACCATACAGTTGAATATTATGATGGCAATTTAGATCAACACGTAACTATTTCTGACTGTTCTTCTCCAATAACAAACTACACATATGAAGAAAGAATCCAAGAACAAAAAAGAGTAATCAGGATACTAAAACCATTATACTTAAATATTGTATTTGAAGATATTGATGAGATTATGTCATATAGAAAGGGTTCCACTGGTTTTATCAGCAGAACCCTTAAAGATACAGAATCTATTTAAATATTAGACCATAATAAGTTGCAACAACTAAGAGGGTTAAGCAAACCCTCTCATAAGTCCACCTCAATCTTCTTCAGCAAGTTTCTGGAAGAATGAGAGTGCATCATCCTCTTCTGTGGTTGTTTCCAGAGACGGTTCAGGTGCAGGAGTTGGAGCAGAATTGAACTTAGGAGTGAAAGAAGGTTCTGCTACACGGTTCTGAGCACGGAAGTCTTCCTCTTCCTCTACAGTTTCCTGATCTTGGAAACGAGGAGTACCTTTGTTACCTAGAACGTAGTCAAGACGCTTCTTTAGATCCTCATAAGTCTTGAACTGATCTGCTGCAACCAATGCGGAAAGAGAATATTCTTTCTTCCAGATTGCTTCTAGTGCATCATCATCATTTAGTAGGGCACCAGGACGATCAAACTCAGAAGAATCATAGTTCCAGTAACCTGCAACTTTCTTGATCTTCAGTTTGAAGTTGGCACCCTGCCAGAAATCAAAAGGATTGATGGGTTGCTCATCTTCAAACTCGGGTTGCATTGCTTCCATGATCTTATCAAAGATCTTCTTACCGAACTTATAGAGGAAGACTTGACCTTCGTTAGAAGGATTTGCAGTGTCCTTGACAACATAGATGTTGGCATAGTAGGACAATTTACGTTTTTGCTTACGGACAGTTTCCTTATCTGCTTCATTACCACTGTTCCAGAGTTCACGATTATACTCAGAGACAGGATCCTTCTGACCGATAGTAGTGAGAGAGTTTTCAATAAACCATCCACCAGGACCTTGGAAAGCATGTGAATACATCTTTGCCCATGGGAGATCTTCACCATCAGGTGCAGGAAGAAAACGAATTACGGCATAACCATTACCAGACTTATCAAGTTCTGGTTTCCAGAGACGGTCATCTCCACCACTTTTGGTGCTCATTTTTTCTACTTCCTTGACCAGTTTAGAGGTCAGAGAACCAAGAGATGATTGCTTTTTTAGATTTGAAAAGGACATTTGGATTACCTCGGTGTGTTTGTATTGTGGCTTGTGTGCTCTGCTATTATAGCAGGCATCTTATTTAGTGTCAATCGATTTCCTTAATCAATTGCTCCTTGAGATTGCCAATCAACTGAGACATATTAGCAAAGAGTGCGTTCATGTCAACGTCTTCAGGCAGACCCATCATCGTTGCAGAGTCCTGAATTCTTAGTTTCATATTCAATGCATCTGGATCGTCCGATAATGCAAGTCTCATATAAAGAATTTTCTGCTTCTCCATAAGCATCTCAAGATCATTAATATGTCTTAGTTTATATTCTCTATCCAGACTTGGAAAAGTAAATACGTTTGAATAAACTTGTTCTTGCAACTTAGAGATCTCTTTCATCTCATTTTGCACAAGTTCTGAGTCAAAGAAAGTCATAGTACTATCTCCTTTAGTATTTTTTTATATTTAAAGATATCGATATTTAGGAAAGGAATATACTTTTTGATCCGCAAACTAGTCAATTCCCATACTGGATCTTTCAAAGACTTGTCAAAGTGCTTCTTATATCCTAAGATCTTTTCTAAAATTACTAGTGATTCAATAGAAATATCACCACACAAATGCTTCTTTAGAATGATTGGATGACCATTCTTTACAGAAAACAATGAGTCAAAGTCTTTATTCTCAACGAGACCTTGAACTTCCTCCCTGAAAATATATGACAGAGATTGATTCCTCTTCTGCCACTTATTATAGTTTGTCTGACCAGAACGAATAATCTCACCTATCCATAAAGTTTGTGGATCATCACACGAAATGAAGTTAGAGACAAAAAAGTCCCTAACTTCATCATCATCTTTCTGTCTAGAAATTTTTTCAAACCAGTATCTGTCTTTCCTTTTATAGAAGGAGTTTAGAGTTGCTCTAGTCTTTCCACAATATTTGTGATAGTCGAAACTATCTTTTGTGAAATGATTCTTCAGAGCAACATAGGTTTTATAACAATCAAATGGAGTCATCTTTATCATTTTATAAAAAACCCGACGCGTGAAAAATTTTGGGGATTTTTTTGCGACCTTTTTTGGATTTAAAAGTCGATTTTCAAATTGAGAGTTTAGCTCTACTAGTTCTCTTTAGGAAGTTAAGTTCCATTGCTTCGTATTTAATTTTTTCTTTTAACGGTTTTGAGATTAGTTTAGGAATAGATTCAACATCTATCTTATTAAGTTCACAGAAATGCATTACACTATCAATGTAACTCATATCAGAATTCTTGGTATAGATTTCTTCAATATCCTGCGACACTTTTGCCTGAGAATAGAATTTATTTTCTAATTCCTTATTTAACTCTTCGTTTTCTTTCTTCGGCATAACATCGGAAAAGATCGATAACATATAATAAAATTAAGTCGTGGGTATATTATAACATTAGATATACTAAAGGTCAAGAAAGTTTATCTTCAACAAACTTTTTAATATACTTAGCTAATAGACGAATATATTTTTCTTTATTGTACTCTTCATATACTTCCACTTCACCATTCTCACACGACATAATGATTACGAACTTCTTGACTGAGAGACCAGTCAATTCATGAAGCATACACGCATATGCACAACACTGCACGAAGTAGTTTTCAATCCAACCTCTAGGTTTGGGTTTCTTAGATGTCTTGAAGTCTATGATCGAAAGCTCACCGTCAAACTCTGCAATACAATCGACGGTTCCTGCAATACCTAAGTACTGACTATATAGGGACCTTTCAAGAGCATGAATATTATCTATTCGTTTTAGATCATCCTTTGCAAGTAAGTATAAAAACTCGGACAATGG